CATCGCCTTTAAAGAGAAAGTCGCCATCATTTTTGATATATACATTCCAACCGTTAGCCAAGCCGTTACCGTTGTGGAACCCAAAGTAATCGTGCCCGGCGTATAGCCCTGCTACGTTTGGACTGCCGATATCATCAGCAGGAAGAACCCTGCTTAAAACATCGGTCACAATTTTTGCATTAGAATCAATAGCCGTATATGCTCTTCCTGCACCTGTTTTTTCGTTTTGGGTAGTCTTTTTGTATGTGGATCCATCTGAAATATCATCAAGATCGTCAGCTGTGGCAAGATCGCCAGCGTCCGACAACATATTTATTCCGGACCCGCCGGTTATGGTTATGTCACCGCTTATAGTGGCACCAGTGGCATATAACAGTCCATCCTGCGTCACACGGAACGGAGCAGTTGCCCTGTCTGCATATGCCGCACCAGCCCATATACGAACATTTGAATCTCCTGAACCTTCTGCGGTCAAGCCTGCCTTCTGGTCGCTTCCTGATGTAAGTATCAGTTTGCTTGTGAAAGCTATTTCAGCACTTAATGTCCCGGCCGTCAGCTTTCCAACCGAGAGGCTTACAAGCTTGTTCCCTGAAAATTGTCCTTTTGAGTTTAATGATTCACTAACATAGTCGGTTGTTGCGAATGATGTGCTGATTAAATCCTTCAGTCTGGTTTCCGGCTCGTCCAATTCAATTTCACATTTCCATGGTTGAAAAAGGTCATATTTGTGCAATATTATTCGTATCTGTTCATTTATCGAAAGGTCGTCATGTATAACATCAACCATATCGCCAAGCGAGAAATCTTCGTGGCTGTATTCAGGAAGAGTCCTCAGGTCGGCTATTTTAACCTGATATGTATAACGCGGATCACATACCTGTGATATTACATCTTCGCCTGCTTCCATAAGTTCGGTAGCATCTTCTATGGACTCATTCTTGTATTGCCCTGTCAGAGTAAGCGGTGTATAAGAATTATCTGTCAGGTATTTTATTCCTCCATTCACGGAAGCAATATCAAGGTCATCCTTGCCGAAAACATACAGCTTTGTTATTATGTCGTTATTCTGCGTTCTCGTAATATGCTTAAGGTTTTTTGAATACCTTATCTGAAATCCGGTATAATTCTGCCATGATGTGCGGCTCCTTAAGCCAACAGTTTTGTTTTCGCTGTCATATACTAAATAACCGCCCCATATTTTTTGTATCTCTTTAATGTTGGTGAGTACACTTTTCTTTTCAGTTTCAAGATCATGGGTACCGGTAACATCCACAGTTCCAACAGACCAATCTGTGCCGTCCAAAATGGCATACAGAGCGTGTTCTGCACTTCCGGGGGTATATAAGCCACCTGATAGGTCAGAACCGCCAGAAACGATAATTACGGCTAAATCGGCAGGAGTAGAAATGCCGGGGTCATTGTTTATATAAGGTTCTGGATAATCCTTGTCGAGAAGATACCATGATTCATAAGCCATCACTTTGGCCCATAGCCTTCCCGATTCATCCATAACGGTGTCTATTGCATCTTCCTTCAGCAGCGTAAATTCACGATTCCCTGCAACGAGAGTACAGTCGGGAGTAATTTCCGAAAGCTTTTCAGATGTGGCAGGGATATAGAATTCAAATGTTGATTCACCGTTTAATCGACAGCTTAAGTTGCAGTTCTTAATGCTGTCGGCTGATTGATATATATAGGCAGTAATATCGCCTGATGAATTTTTTACAATAAAATATTCAGGTGTGGTCATTTAAAATCGCCTCCAAGCATATTACAAGTACTTGTCATACCATTTGAAAATTGTTGCGCTTATCGATCCATCAACTTCGGTATCTCCAACGGCCAATTGCGGGAAGCTCCCTGAAAAATCGGCAACGGCATTTACAGATCCGTTTTTAACGGTCTTAGCTTCGGTATCTATATAAAGGCTTGTGCCTGTGCTTACATATGCACCGTAGCTTAATACATTGCCGCCAACACTTACCGTGGGATTATTTGCAGGGCCGGGAATTTCTATTAAGACGGGTGTTTCAAAGGTGCCGGAATTGGTTACTGTCCCCGGCCCGGTAAGTGAATTTTGCAACACACTTAATATAAACGGATCACTCATTTTGAATGGGATTACAAATTCCATCCACGATGGATATTTTGTAAGATCAATTTTCCCGGAGTATTTAACAACATACATGACGTTTTCATCGTCAAGGTATATAAGCTTTTTGGTACCCGAAACCGGATTGAGAAATTTAGCCATATTGCGGGCAAGTGTCTTTTTCTCTTCAGCTGTTAATCCGTCCGGAGTAGCCACATGCAATTCAAGAAGTCTTGCTTTGAATTCAGATCCAAAATCAATCTCACCATGCCGACCGGGCACTTCTTCTGTTATGTCTCTGGTAGATGGCAACAATTCATTTTTGTTGCTGCCTATGACATAAACTCCTAGTGGTTGTAACATCCGGTCAGTAGTGACAACGAAATAAGAATCAGCATCGTATTGAGCAATATCCGATACGCTTTCTGCTCCTGAACCCGAATCGCTTACCGAAAGACTAGCAATAATAGAGCTTATTACATCGATGCCTAGTCCGTGGTTTGATACATTTACGATATAGTAAGTAGCTGAGTTATATAATGCACCATCATCATATACACTCTTGTTATAATATTTGCCTGAATTGTAATCTGCCATAAAATCACCTCGTTCAAGTTGTGGATTTGTAAAGATTTTGGTAAAAACGTTGTGAACAAATACACAAAAACTAATTCTTATTTAATTTTCCTTCTTTCCTTCCTTCCTTTAATAAAAACAAGCTTACTATAAAGATTTTTCTTTAATTTGTAGCAATTACAATGTTTCAGTATGCCCATATAACTCTGCACGCTTGCGTTTACTCTATCAAACTCAATGTCACCGACACTATATAATTTTTTGACATGATTCAAATTTGCCTTCATTCTTTTAGCTGTAGACTTGCGTAATTTTATATGTGTTGGCCATACTCGATACCCTACCCAGTCAACACCTTGCTTTGCTGTCCTGATTGTTGTCTTGTCATTCATTACAAGGCTTAGATTTTCATCCAAGAATCTTTCAATTTCTGATTTTGCATACCAAAGAAACTTCTTGTCATGATGCAGTATCATAGAGTCATCCATATATCTTAGATAGTATTTTGCTTTCAATTCGTGCTTTACAAACTGGTCAAGTTCATTAAGATATAGATTCGCAAACATCTGGCTTGTAAGGTTTCCGATTGGCATACCAACATATTTTATCATTTTACCTGTGAAGCCCTCGTTTTCAAGGTTTAATCCAAAGTTTGTATGTTCACATCTTATAATTGTTTCCAGCAGCCACAAAAGGTCTTTGTCTTTAATATGTCTTTTGAGAATGTTTATCAACACATCATGATCCACACGATAAAAGTACTTTGCAATATCCATCTTGAGAATATAAACTTTTTTGTTTTGCCTATCCAGTTGTTGCAGCCAATATTGTAATCTAATTATAGATTTATGACTACCATATCCTATCCTACAAGCATATGAATCTTTTATAAATTGCTTGTCGAAATATGGATTAAGGGTTCTGTATATAGACCACTGCACAACCCTGTCCCTGAATGGCAGTGCCATTATAAGGCGTTTCTTGGGTTCATGTATATAAAACTGTCTATATGGGCTGACTTTGTATTCTTTCCACATTAGTTCATTCTGAAGTTGTATTATGTTTTCTTCAAGCTTTGATGTAAATTCCAGCACTTCGTTGCGCTGTCGTTTCCCTTTTCGGGCTTCCAGATATGCACGGTATAGCCCTTCAAAACTATATATATCTTCGTACAAATTATTAAGTCTTCTCATTGATGCCCCCCGTTGGGGCCAGGCGTGGCACCCTTCGCTTTTCTTGCTACTAACTGCCTCCCTGGCAATATAATTTTTTGCCTGTCATAAGACTTTCGGCAAGGAAATAAGCCCCTTTGTCCCCCTGTATGGATGCAACCCCTTAGGGTGGCAACTTCTGACTTATGGGGGCGAAGCGGAGCGAAACCCCCGGTTGTTGTTCGCATTCGACCGATCGTTGTTCAGGTTCAGATAAAACAACCCGGTGTTCGACGCGTTGTTCCAGTTGCCGCCGCGATTCGGGAGCCGCTATGATGGCTTATTCCCTAAACTTAATTTGACTTCATCCATCCTCCAAGCATACGCCCTATCTCGCTTAACATCTTGCTCCAATTCTCATACTTTTTTATGCTAAGGTATTTAAGCTTCTCATCAGACGCAAGCCTAATGAGTGTTCGCAGTATGTCCAGTTCTGCATCAATTTCATTCAATAATAGTTTTTTATCTCTTTTTTTGTTTGCAGATATGGTTAGCTGCAGCAATCTGTACATACTCTTTCTTATATCAGCGGTCATTACATGTTTTTCATACTTAGGGAAATTTTTCAGACATATATGCCCATAAAGTATCATGTCATATATCTTCTGATATATTTTCAGTTGTTGCATAAAATCCTCCTT